CTACCCTTGAAGTTACCTAAAGCGTCAAGGCTCTGGAACACCTATCGATCACCCACCGATATATTTCGATGTTTCATTATTTGAACGCTTTACATCTCAGTTCTGAGCCTCTTGAAATTCATATATCCTCCGACCAACATACGGTCTTAATCCCAAAATACGCCAGTATTTATGAAGTCTACAATCATTACCAAGAATAGTATAAACTCTCCCTTCAATGAAATCCTTTCTATTGTCAAACTTCTTCCAATCTCAGCTCTCTTTACAAGCCGACAGAATCATCCTTTTAATATCCCTCTCAGGACCATCATCAGACCAATAAGACCCTAGGAATAGAGAGTTAGCAGATCCTTTCTTAACTTTTCCTTCTTCAGAGAAAGTAAGATTCATGTTAAAGACCAATTTAACAAGGGAAGATACAGTTTCTGTATTAAGCAACGTATCAGAAACTATTTTGTTATCATCTCCACAAACAGATAACTTATGATAATCAAAATTGACAATAGTTAAAACATAATTCAATATTAATAAATTAGAGATACTATCAATAAGATTTGTGAACACACTACCACTAGCTATGCCACGTTTGCGGAATACCGTTCCAATATGAGGATGATAAATATGACCAGCGATAACATAATTAACCATTTTGTCGAATAACGATTCCTCAGCAATACTTGAAAAGCGATACAACTCTTTAATGATTTCAAACGATAATTTAATAATAAAGGATGGTATAGTTTGATCATAAGATGAAAAGTCACCAGAACATTTAAAGTAATCCTTTTCGGCCATGTTTAAATTGTAAAGATGCATCTGACGATGACCAATAATAATACTTGTATTTGTATTGGCGATAAATCCATTTAATACTGAAATACCAAATACGTTTTCTAAAACTGTGATCGCAAATGGAGGACAATATACTAACCTAGGTTTAAACTTACCAGTTTTTGAAGCTTGTATTACTTGATAAACCACATTAGGTAGCTTGAAAACGCTTTCATCAAATGTATTGAGTTTAATTGAATTAACAATCTGAAAACATTCCTCTTTTAGATTACCCTTTTTAGTAAAATAGGGGGCACCACTCCCTGAGCTCTTTACAATTCTATCTCAAACATCGTCAGGTTTTAGCACAGCACCGAATAACGGCAAAGATGTAGGAAACATACAAATAAGAGTCTTCCTAATGCATGAAAATAAAATTGTCGGATTTGGAACAAAGTTACTTTCGGTCTCATATAATAATTTCATTTTTGGATAAACTAAAAATCTATTATCATTGAGGGTATTTCTAGCTCCAGAAATTTCATCGTATGTACTTAAACCTGAATTAATAAATGCAAAGGCAATAGGCCAACAAATTTTAACAGGATAAATATTTTTAAGACGATCGACAATTAGTTTTGTGAACACAGCGGGCAAAGTGGTCTTAAATCGGTTAATTGTGTTCTCAACTTCTTTGATGAAAATCTTTCGCTTTAAAACTAGTGACCGTGAGATCGAGTTAACACTTTTGATACTTTGCGAAAAATATCTAACGAGACGAACGCTACACTGTTCACTTACGGTAACACAGCTTACGCCACTAAGACGTGACAA